GTTTGACGGTAGCCCCTACGGGCACTATTTCTATGATTGCGGGGTGCGCTAGTGGAATTGAACCTATCTTTGCTTTGGCGTGGCGTAAACAAAATATATTGGAAGGTCAGACCCTATTCTATATTAATGAAGAGTTTAAAAAAGACGCGCAAGAAAATAATTTCTATTCTGAAGACCTCATGCTTTATTTGGCCTCTGGTGGCCCTTTAAAAGACCGTGAAGATGTTCCAGATTGGGCTAAAGTGGTATATGTAACGGCCCAAGACATTTCTCCTGAAGACCATGTTTTAATGCAAGCTCGTTTCCAACAATATGTGGATTCTGGCATATCTAAAACCATTAATTTTGCGTCTGAAGCTACATTAGAAGATGTATTTGAAGCTTATATGACAGCTTGGGAGACGGGATGCAAAGGAATTACAGTATATCGTAATGGTAGTAGGGAAAAAGAGGTGTTGGTAACGGGGCATTTAGAGGGGGAAATTTCTAAATGTGATTGTGAGTCTCCGTTGATTGTACAAGAAAGTGGTTGTGAGACTTGTAAAGTGTGTGGATGGAGTGCATGTAAGATTTCGTAAGAAAAACAGATTCTATGGTATAATGTATTAGAGAAGGATAGTAGGAGGGTAATTATGGTAGGAATGTTCTTAAAAGATAGAGAAACACAATATACAGCTAATAGGGATGCTGGGACTAATACCTGGCGTATTCTAGATACATGGCATGAAGATTTAACTAGTTTGGGGCCAGAGGATGATGTTGAAGATACTAGTAAAGCAGTTACTGTTCTAACGGAAGGTGCTTTTATAGCTCTGGTTAAAGAGGCTGCACTGTTAGGCACGTTGCAAAATGCTAATTTTGGGGCGAATCCTGAATTAGAAGAAGAAAATGCTGCTTTACGGGAGGAAATGCTATCTATGGAAGCTCAAGTTAAACAAGTAGTTGCTACTCCTCCTCCTCCTCCAGCCCCCCAAATACCTAAATCTGAAGGGTATTTGCTAAAAGAAATGGCAATGCAAACCCTTCTTAAACTTACCAGTATGTCAGACATCGAAAAGTTGACAAAGGATTAATTTATGAGACTACAGGATTATTTACCTGAGGTGCCTAAACTAGCTCAAACTGTCATTAATCTTAATGAGCAGATTAGCTTTTTAGATTTAATGAAGTCTGGGAGTGGGGAAACGGGCCGTGCGCCTACTATTGGTCTAGACCACGTTGTAAATACGTGGGTTAGGCATCAAATGGCGTATCGGCAACAACTAGTAATGGATTTGCAGATGCTGGCCTACTCCATTGAAGAAGTACGTTCCCCTTTACAGCACATAACAGGTGAAGTATTTAGGAGAGGCATAGAATGGGTGCCTCTAGTAGAAAATCCAGACCCTGAACAACAGAAACGTCTCATGAAATTTATGGATGATTGTAACATCTTTGACCAATCATTGGAAGAAGTCCTGAGGCAATTTCATTTCGACTTAAATGCAATTGATGACTCCTTTTTATACATAGTTAAAGAATATAAAAAGGATGAGGACGGTAGCATTAACTCTAAAGTAAATGAAATCAGACGATTGAATCCAGCTTTGGTAGAATTTGACCTAGATGCAGCAGGGTTGCCTAAAAACGCCCACTTCTTATGCCCCATCCATAGAGATGAAGTGAAAGAAGACCCTGGAGACTGCCCCCAAGATGATTGTGACATTAAATTACAGCCCGTAATGTATAAGTATTACCATCGTAATCAACATATTTTCATGTTGGATGGGGAAATTATTCATCTATCTAAATTTTCTCCTAGTGAGACATATGGATGGAGTCCAATCCTAACTATTTTTGAAAAAGCTCTTACTTTAATAGGAATGGATAAAAACCTATATAGATATTTCTTTGAGAGAAAAATGCCAGCATCCATGATGATGGTCTTTACAGATGACCCTGAATCTCTGCGTAGGGAAAGGCAACAGATTGCAGCGCAAACTCGTCTTGACCCTAACTATATACCAATGGTGGCTGTGTCCTCCCGTAATAACAGAGGAAGAGTGGATATGGTACGGTTGTTCCATACACTAAATGAAATGGACTATTTGCCTGTTAGAAGCGAAATACGAGAACGGATTGCAGCTATGTGGGGTGTAACCCCTGCTTGGCAGGGTGCGCCTGAAGCCTTTGGTGGCCTCTCTACCCAAACTCAACAATTAGTTGTTATGAGTAGGGTGGTTGAGGGTGACCAAAGATTATTCCATGAAAAGGTGTTCCCGCAGCTTTTGGAAGCATTTGGAATAACTGATTGGGGCTTGAAACTGCCGAATCCTGAAGAAAAGGCTGAGGCAACTCGTATCAGCTTCTCCCAGCAAAAGGCTCAAATTGCAAATCAATTCATTGCGTTGGGCTTTGAGATACGTTTGAAGGATGATGGCGTTCCTGTGGAAGATGCTGAGTTCATGATATTTGGTAAGCCTGTTAACATGATGGAAAAACAGGGTGAACAGATGGATATGGCAATAGACCAGCAGAAACAACAGATGGAACAGATGCAACAACAGCAACAAATGATGGAACAGCAAGCTCAATCGGGACAACAGCCTGGACAACCTCCTGCTCCTCCTGAGGGCGTTAATCCTGCCCCTGGACGCACTGGGGCTGCGCCAGGTGGGGGAGAATCAGCAGAGGCCCAGCCTATGCCTCCTATGCCCATGCAAAACATGGACTTTGCGCCATTGAAAGGTGGTCAGAGTAAAGACTATACATATAACTATCTGCCAAGGAAGGAGAGGACTACTGAGGAGTTGGATAAGTATGCAGATAATCGTAAATCTGAGGATGACCCTACTAAAGTACCAGATGTTACGAAAGCCCCCAAAAATTGGGTGGAAGGACTTATGTCTAAAGGATACCAAACGCCTATAATTAAACAGGTATCTGAGAATGGTAAACAAATGTGGTTTAGTCAAGATGGGATAGATTTTGTGGCAGACTTACATCCCACAGGTGTTACTCATGTTGAAAAGGCTTCCTTCGGAATGGGGCCAGTGTATAAAACTCCGCATACCGAAGGAATCAAATATAATACTACTAGTGATTCGGAATCTAGGGAATATGACCCCTATGCGGAAGAGGATGAACATGCCCAATAAAGATATTGAAAAAATTGGTTTCCCTGACTCAGAGGAGTCTTACCCTAAAGGGTTTGATATGAACCAATCCGCAGGGCTTCCTGAACCTGGGAGTAAGGATGCACAGCGGGTTCAGACCATAGCTAACAAAATGCAGCCCTATGATTATCCTGGGGATTATAGTCCCCTTCATGCTGCTCATTCATATATACAGTTGCTACGAGAACATCCTAACATGATTGACATGGGAACCCACATGGAGGGCCATCATGCCATAGGCACTGTGCATAATATATTAAATCATGGGGAAGAATATGCATACCATCCTGATTCTATTCAGTATAAAGTAGAAGACCCTCAAGAAGAGAGAGGGGCTGGTCTAAATGATACAATGACCTTAGAAGGCTTCCATCGTAATCATCTTAGGGCTAATATGGGGGCTGATATGTCCCATAATGCTATGGGATTGGCAGATGATTTACATCGTCGCATTCGTCAGGTAAGCCCTGCCTTTAATCCTGATGATTTAGGTTATAATCCATTGCAATGGCCTGCATCTATGACTCGTTCTTTTGCTGATTCGGCTCCCTTACCTCCTGAAGGAGAGGGAGATAATATTCGGGGAGAAATGAAGCCCCAATTTCCAAAAGACCCTCAACCTGGCCCCCACTCAGATTTTAAGGGTTATGATAGAGGGGAGGCTTGGCCTAAAGAACGTTATGGGCGCGAGAATAGAGCAAGGAGGGGAGATGCGCCAATGGAATCAGGACACCATGCTGATACGGCAGAATATCGCTACCCTTCTATGAGAGGGAGGCGTGAAACATATAGAACTATGGGAGGTGCGCTTGAAGAACCCTCCGCAAACCCGTCAGCAGACCCTTCAGCAGAGACACCCGTTCCCCCTCAGCCAAAGGCCAAAAATGCCTTTAAACAGCGATTCCCAGACTTATTTGGGGATGAGGAAAAGGCTGTAAGTAAACTAATGAAATTTATTCGTAAAGAAGGTGAGGGTGGAGGAGATGGCGGTGCTTTTAATGGCCTCTCAGGTACGGTATTTACTTCTACAAATGCAGGAGTCTTTACCCCAACCTTTGGGGGGCGTGGCACAAAGAACAAGCATCTTAAAAACAAACGTAGGCAAGATAAGAAACGAGAGAAATTGATGGGTAAAAGCAAGAAGAGTGGGGTAGATAGACTTGTTCAATTTTTATACGATGGTTCTCCTAATATGTCTAAAGGTGGTAAAAAGGGTCTTGCCCCAGGACTTGATGAGGATATGTCAGGTGCCCCCGCCACAGCCGATGCATATAATCAAAACATTACCCCGTATCAAAGACTTAATTGGGAGAAAGATGTGACAGAGGATACTCTCAACCATAAGAAGACAAGCCGTCCATTAGAGGATGCAATGGAAGTTGCTAAAGAGAATGAACCCCACATTAATATGGGCCTCGCAGGAGGAATGGAGACAGGCACCACATCAACTTATCCACGGCATGACAGTGTTAATTCTGTTGGTAATGCTAAAACGGCACGTGGAGCAGTCTGGGGGAAGGATAATTCTTATGTGCAAAAAGCTAGTACTGAGGGGTCTGGAAACAACAGCCCAGACCAAAATAGCCAAGCAGCAACTGGGCCACACCCACAAGCACTTTTTGTAGAACGGACTAAAGATAATCCTAATGAGGCTCCTCAGAAAGATGCTGTAATTAAGGAGAATGATATGCAACGAAAGCGTAAACAAGAAAGCAACACTGAACCAGAGGGTTCAAAGCCAGTTGCCGGTTTGGGGTTGCAAATGGCATATACATCAGATTATGGACAGACTGATGCATTGCATAGAGGGGGTGACAAAGATAAGGATGACCCTGAGGTTGCGGATGAGGATGCATCCTCATATTGGGTACCTGAAACAGAGAAAGTAGCCAAATTAGAAGCTATGAGAAAGGAACTAGAAGAAGCTGGTGATGATACTCCTATTCTCAATGCGCTTTTAAAGGTTGACTATGCCTAGTATTTCTGATAGTATATGTCCTAAATGTGCAGGCAATATGTATGTCAATGAGGACAAAGATTTAAATTGTCGTATGTGTGGCACAATTCTAGTATTGACGGTAAGGAGGCCTTATGATTCCAGAGCAGGCAAGATTAGAGATAATAAAAAAGAAGCAACAGGGGGAGACGTGGACGGGGATATCACAGTGGATAGAGGAGGAATACGGGATTCCGATTCACAGGACAACCGTCCAACGCTGGTACGACAGAGAGGCTTTCAGCGAAGACGAGGTAGACCAAGAAGAACTCTTGGAGTCGATAGAGGATAGAACTAAACTTGATAAGAAAGTAGCAACCTATAAAGCAGAACTCAATTACTATAAAAAATTGTATCAGCAAGCGATTTTAGGGGATGCTAAGAAAGATTTGATTGTAGAGGCTATTCAAACATATGCCCCAACTTTTGATGCCGTGCCTATCAAACCACCACCCGCCAAAGGGAAATCATCCAAACCTCAAGTCATGGTGGCGGTACTTACTGATACGCATGTAGGGGAAGAAGTGTTCGCCCCCCAAATGATGTCTATGAACGCTTATGATTATGATATTTTTAATAGGCGGCTGTCAGGGTGGGCGAATCAAGTTCTAAATTTAGCCACATATAGGCGCAATATCTGTAATATTGATGAGTTGATGGTTCCTATGTTAGGGGATATGATTAGTGGGGATATACATGAAGAACTATCTCGTACCAATCTTGATAACTGTATGATGCAGATGATGCATACAGCTAGTTCAATTTCCCAAGCACTCATGTTTTTGGCTCCGCACTTTAAAACTATTAAGGTTCCTTGTGTAGTAGGTAATCATGGACGAATGACACGCAAACCTCCAATGAAGGATAAATACATGGATTGGGACTACTTGGCATATCAATGGATGGCGGCTTTCTGTGCGAATCAGAAGAACATCCATTTTGACATACCTAAATCTTTTGCTCATATAGTGGATATAGCTGGTAAAAATGTTCTAATGTTTCATGGTGATGCTATATCAGGTGGTGGAAGTTCTGCATCTATTAGTCGAATGATTGGGAGTATGCGAGGGGTTATACAGTTTAAACAAGCTCTGGAAAGCACCATTGTAGAACATGATGGGGTTATGCCAGGAAATTTCTCAGATGTCCTTATGGGTCATTTCCATCGTGTAGATGTTATGGATATAGGTACTGGGTCAGCATATATATGTGGAACAATGAAGGGTGGGGATGAATTTGCATTACAGCGTGTCCAAGCCATCACTCCCCCCAAACAAGTAGTTACTTATTGGCACCCAGACTATGGAAATGTGGGGATGGAAGTTATTTATC